TAATTCATAAGTTGCTCCGCAATAAACACATGTACAGCCGAAATGCTCTTTAATGCTGCGCCTCCAAAGACGCTTTGCTTCAGAGGATGTCATGGTTATTAGGTTGTCGAGGTAATGATCAGGAGTTGGAAGTAAAGGTGTCATTTAGATGCGTACTTTTTGCCTTTGCGCGGACGGGTCCGGTTGATTTTCAAGGATTCAAGTTTGCCTTTACCCTTGCCGGTATGACTTGCGTCTTTACCGTCACCGTTTCCGTATGTGCCAAGCTTTCTATTTAGCTTGTTTGCAGCTGTACGTATCTTTAGTCCCTTTTTAGTTTTGTTGTATTTAGCCTGTTGCTTCAACCTACGTTGTTTAGCAGCAGGGTTTGCTTTGTAATACTGAGATGTTTTACCGCTTGCCATAAAGTCTCGTTTGTACAAGTTCAGGATCGATCTCTGGCATAACGCTGGCTAGCTTGGACAACGGATTGCCGTCATAAGCAACACCACTAATGTCATTGGTTTTAAGCCAATCACATGCTGCTTTTAGATCTTGCGTTGTGGCTTCACCAGATTTAATTCGGGCAAGAAACTCTTTAGTAACTAAGTTATGAAGTTCGTTAAACTGGTCTTCAGTTGCCTTCTTCTTTGACATCAGCAACCTTCTTTTTCTTTGTGGACTTTTTAGGTGGCTCTACAATTGATACGTCGGCTTCAGACGACTGACGCCCAAGTGCCTTTTCAGCAAGTTCTTTGGAATCAAACTCTTGCAAGACTGCGCCACGAATGTTGTCAACAAGTTGATAGGACATTAGCTATTTCTAAGTACGATTTGGTCTAGTTTGTTTTCGATACGGATCATGTGATCTTCCATCCTTGATACCAAGGTTGCTAGATCAGTTTTAGATACATATTCCTGAGCTACTGTCAGCTCTAAGTTGTCAATACGACGGTCCAGACCGCTGATACGGTCGTGTACATTTCCTATTCTGTTGTGTAGTCTGTTATTAAGTGCTGCTCCGCCTGCAATACAAGCAATGACAGCAGTTACTGTTGCTTCTAGCATTACCAGTTGAGATCTCGTTTGTCGATTAGTACAATCGGCACGATGTCTTGGCATAAGACCGCTACACGGCTGCCAGGACGAAACGTAAAGCCGCTTTTCATTATTTCCGTGCACTTCAATGCGCGAACAAGCTCATAGTCAAGACGCATCTTTTGTTCGTGGCGTCTAGCTATCTGCTTACACGTTTCAACCATTCCGCCATCTAGCGGTACTGATAAACCAAGTTGGACACCGAAGTTACCAGTGCGTTGATAGGTTTCAGTATGGACATCACCACCCAGATAAAAGGGTTGGAATGTCATGGTCGTGCCATTACAAGAGTTCCCATTAACAAAGTATTGTCTGCTAGGAGCACCGTTGTTTTGGAATTGAACAGCCTGGTTGGTGACATTGCCAGTAGCCGCAGCTACAGGATTTGCACTATTGGAGACTGTTGGCTCATCAGCTAACGCAGGTGTTACTGCGAGAAGACTGACAAGGAAGTAGTGGTAGAGGTTGACTCGATAGTTTCGGTGATATCGATTGTTTCGATAATCCCGGCTGCTCTTTCTACAATTTCCAGCTGAAAGTCGTCGCCTGCTGTAGTAATTGAAAATGTTGTGTTTTCGTTGTCTATTGAACCACTGGGTGTAATGTTGGTTCCAGACCATGATTTATAAGCTCCTCCGTACACTTCTGTTTCGATTGTACGGTCGATATCAATGGTTGTAGTGGTAGTAGAGTTCATACTACCTTGAGTAAAGTTAGGTGTAACTGATTGTGCTGAAACAGGTGCAGCAATCAGAAACAAGACTAAAAGTCTTTTCATTTGTTCTTTTCTCTTGTGATTGAAAAGGTTGCCAAGGTGCCGCTAAGAATTGAAGCGACATAAGTAGGGTCCATCTTTTCCATCCATCCCGCATAGCTTGCTGTCAATAGACCTGCAGACCAAACAAGGACAATGAATTTTATGAACTCACCTTTTTTTTGGTTATCTTGCTCCATGCTTGCTTAAATACAGGCTTCATTAAAGTGACTAGGTATTTAAATAGTGCAGTAGCAGATAAGGTGGCAGCAACTGATACGAATGCTGTTGTAGCAGCAGTGACAAGAATTTCACCGCTAGGTACAGGAACCTCGATGTCAGTACCTGGAACATCCAGTGTTTGGACTTCAGGTGGCTGTATCTGTGGTGGTTGTACTACAGGTACTTGTTGTCTTGGTGGTGTTTTAGATTTAGCTTTTGGTTTGACTCCAGGTGGAGGCTTAAGGTCGCTAGGAGGCACAACCAAGGGCGTATAAGACGGTATGTCAGCCCTTGGCATGTCGAGTATTGGAGTACCTAAATTAGGCGGCTCAGGGAGCGTTATAGAGGGGAACAGCGGTGGCTCTTCCCAATCCATTATTTAGCTGGAAAGAGTCCGTTACGCACAAACTCAACTGCTTTGTCATCGATATCATTATCGGTTGACTCAGCAAGCTTCTCTAGCATCTCGACGATCAATGACTTAACACGATCGGATTGCAGAAATGAAAATAGTAGTGGGCGAATAAGAGTAATCATAATTAAGACCAGGGAGTGCCAGATGCTGTAGACGGAGCCTTTTGCTCATCGAGCTGCTTTTGAAGTGCTGCTTCAATTTCAGCAACCTTGTCAGCACCTCCAATAGCTTCTTTAACCCAGCCGATCACGACTTCTTTGGTCAGATCTGCATAAGGGACCAAGGTCTCAGGACGCTCGAAGCCGACGCTTCCATACGCACCAGCCTTATAAGTGCCGTCATTTGCATCAACAGTGTAATGAGCAACGAAAACATAACCGTCAGATGTTTCACGTTCCAACTGAGCAATGGACCAAGTGTTAGTAGTAGACATGTAAAATTAAATTGATAAGTTAAAATAAAAACCCCGATTTAAAACGGGGCGGGTTGCCGTCAGCAAGCCATCAATACGCAAGGTACGCAATAACTGCCATCGGCATGGGTAGTAGAAACTGTGGTGCTAGTTACCTTGGCAATGGTCTTGGAACGCACGATGTCATCATCCTGCGGTTTTGCAGTTCCATCACCAGCAGACATCAATAGATCACCACGAGCAACTGTGGTTCCTTGGGCAATACGAATAACAAAGTCACCAGTCATTGAGCAGTAGAAGTCATTGGTGTAGGTGTCATCGTCATCATCCCAAGAACGGAATACACCAGCTACGTTGACATCGCCTTCAACATCACTGACCTTCATACGGTTCATCTGCTCGTTGTCTTCTTCCCCCCATTCGCACATCTCGTCAAGGTTGCTCAGCACAGAACCACGCAAGATTTCAGTCCGTTCTGCACCGCCTGCGAGTTGTGACCAGCGAGATAATGTTGAACCAACGAGAGTAACATCACTGCCACTAACGTTGATAGCGCCTTCTAAATTAGTATCTTGATAAAATTGAACAATATGACCGTCAGAGGAAAGCCTGTTCAAGTACAAAACAGTTGCGTTATCCTTGACAGCAGCTACATCGGATGACGCCGATACTCTGAATCCTTGAGTACTGAATGAGGAAGCGGTTTTGGCGACTAAAAATTCGCCGCCAGTAAAGGTACAACTGCCACTAGCTTGTAATTTTGCTCCTGGCGAGCTCGTTCCAATCCCAACATTTCCATTCTCAAGAATAACCATCTTGTCCGAAAAACTACTTCCGGAAGTCTGAAATTTTAAAACTCCATCGTCACAACCAACAAATGCGGTTTTTGAAGCGTCTGAATCTTTTACACCTATAAATCCGTTACCGCCTGTGCCTTCAAAGAGAGCAACTGTTGCACCGCCTTTGACGTGGAGTTCTTGGGATGGAGCCGAAGTGCCAATACCAACTTTTCCATCACCTTTAACAACGAAAACTTCGGTATTTCCTGCTTGGCCGGTAAATATTTTGCCACTTGTATTATTGTTCTGAGAGTAAACGCCACCATTCGTAGCAGAGCTGCTGAAAGCAGCAACGGCGTAATTATCTAAGCTGGTTGTGCCTAAGTCTGCCCTGCCCGCAGCTGTGATGCTGCCGTCTTGCAAAATCTGACCCTTGATGTTTCCAGAGGAATCGTTGATATACAGTTGACCGCCGCCGCCTGCTGCCGCATACAATTGAATGTAATTAGCACTAACGCCTGACTGCTTAACCACTAAGCCATTAGTGTTACCTGCAACTTCCGCTGTGATTGCGCCTTTAGTTGTGATGCTGCCGTCACCAAGGACCGTGACTGCTGATTTGGTGTGGTCCGAGTGGTCCAACACATATAGTCCGCCGCTTGCATTATCGGGCTTGAGAGTTGCTCCTTTCGCTGTTGCTACACCCGCAGTAGTAACCGCGAAAGTAGTAGTGTTGCTGGAAACCCTTATCAGGCCACTGGTTTCGTCAAACTGCCAATAGTTAGAGCCATCTGGGCCGAATCTGGAACCGCCAGCAACGTGTAGTTTTTGTCCTGGCGCCGTCGTTCCAATGCCGACATTTCCCGAGTTGGTGATTCGCATCCGCTCGTTTAAATCAGAACCATCGCTGGTACTGAATTGCAAATAACCTGAGTAAACATAACCTAAGTTACTGTCCCGTCTACCTGCAATTGAACCATAAGAGGCAAAGCTATCAATATTGTTTAGCTCACTTCCTAAAGAAATAGAGCCTCCAACATTTGCTCCCCAAGAAGTAGATTGGACATGTAAGTTTCCAGTAGGAGTTCCAGAAGTTCTTGCTGTAACGGGAGAAGTAACACTTGATCCGACTACGTGTAAATCGGCTTCTATAGCTTTCTTCAATAATCCAGCGGTGCCAATACCAACATCTCCCGAGCTGTCGATTCGCATCCGCTCGGTTACCGAATCATCATCATTCGCAGTCGTGCTAAAAACTAGACGCCCCGGCATATCATTACTGCCAGGGGTGCCATCTATTTGCCCTGCAATTCTTGCAGTTTCGACCTCATCTGTTCCGTCGTCTGCCTGCCAACTCAGGTTTCCGACAACTGAATTATTAATGGGATTGCCACGCGCAAAAACAAACGCGCCGTTGCCGTCAGTGGCGTAGCAAGAATATGCCGCAAAGCCTGATCCTTCAACCTGAACATTGGTAGCAAGAGCGCCTGAAAAGAAATCAGTTCGTGCAGCTGTCAGCCCCACCAACAACCGCCCATTGTTGTCGATTCGCATCCGTTCATCAGTTGTACCGGTTTTGCGAGTATCGAACCTTAAGTAACCGTTGCTGCCATCTACTCGTTTACCGTAAATAGCAGCATGAGCATTAGTTTTAGCCCAACCATTTGAAGTAGAGTGCCAATAGATTCCATTACCAGAATCAGCGCTTGTTGAATTAGTTTCAATAAGCTGCTCTCCGCGTAAAGTTAAGCTTTGACTAGGTGCCGACGTTCCAATACCAACATTTCCCGTAAACACCGGATCCTTTTCTTTAGCAAGTGGATGTCCACCCGCAACGGAGCCATCATGTACAACGACTGTATCTTTAGTAGTATCAATTGTAATTTCACCAACTGCACCGGTAAAGGATGCATGTTCCGTAGTTGTACCTCTACGGCGTTGAATCTGTGTAGTCATAGTTAAGTAAGTGCTCCGTAATCTTTAGTAGTGCCTGCTGCGTCAGTAATTAGTCCGTAGTTGCCAAAAAAACTCAGTGAATTAATAGCTGTCACTGCATCAGCTGCTGCTGTAGTTGCAGCACTTGAAGCTGTAGTTGCAGAGGTAGCTGCATTAGTAGCTGAAGTAGCTGCAGCAGTTGCTGAATTAGCTGCAGCAGTTGCTGAATTAGCTGCATTAGTAGCATTGGTACTAGCACTTTGTACTGCGGCTAAATTAGTTACGACATCGTTGACATCAGAGATATTGGTGGCAACAGTTGTTACGTTTGCATTGTTTGCAGCAACAGTATCAATATCAGCTTGATTGTTATTTACAGAATTAATAATGGCAATATTAGCAGCTACAGTATTAACTGAACCAATATTACCTGCAACTGTTGTTACTTCTGTAGCTTTCGGTACAACGCGGTGAAAGGTATAAGCATTAAGGGTGCCTGATGTTTCTACAAGTAGACCGTAACCTACCGGGAAAGTTACACTAGCTCCGGCACCATTAATAGTAACCGTAGAGTTACCAACGGTGCCATTATTAATGGTAATAACACCGTTAGCATTTGAGGTAAGAGCATTAGCAAGCGGAACGCTAACTAATGTACCAGTACCATTATTAATATCAGGGTTTTCATTAGGGAAGCTTGTCTCATTAGCAATAGGTACACAGCCGCCTACATCATCAACTAGGTCAACAATACGTGCATCTATGGCTTTTGTTGTAGCAATGAAATTATCACTACCACTCCAAACGTTTCCCGAACTAATTGTTTCAGAAGTATCCTGCTTAAAGTAACGGCTGTCAGAAGCTTTTGTTGTAAGTACAGAAGTATCGTTGACTGCCGCTGTTGCTTGCTCACTATCAATAACTACAGCGTCAGCATGAAGCTTTGCAAGCGTAATTTCACCATTAGGTATTTTATCAAGTGTTACTGCACTAGAAGCAATTTTTAGCGCTGTAACGGCAGTGTCAGCAATTTTGGTAGTACCAACAGCACCTGCTTCAATACGATTAGAACTAACAGCACCAACAGCAAGCTTTGCTGAAGTGACAGCTTGATCTGCTAATTTGTCAGTTACAATACTGTTATTAGCAAACTTTGAACCAGTAACATTGTTGTCTAATATTTTGGCTGCAGTAACACTGTCGTCAGCAAGCTTCGTAGTAGTGATACTTCCTGCTGTAACACCAAGATCAATATCACCAACACCAGGATTGTTATTAGCAATAGTGACACTGCCATCAGCAGAAAATACGTTGCCAGGCAGTGTCGTATTAACAACGCTGGTAATTTCTGCATCTACATACGATTTGTTAGCTGCGTCTGAATTACCAGTCGGTGTAGCAACATTTTGAATACGTAGACTATTGGCATTAACTGAAGTGCCAAAGGTGGCAGCTCCGTTAATAGTCACATCACCAGAGAACGTATAGTTACCAGTGTATGTACCTCCATTACCAACGGCCATTTCTTTTTTGGTTGGACCGACAACAATTACATCCTTTGTCGTATCCACCATAATCTCGCGTTCAGCAAGAGAAGCGGCAGCAACTTCCGCTGTAGTACCGCCCCTAAGTTTTAATGTATTTGCCATAATTAGAATTTAATGCAGTACATAAGTGCAATATTGCGTGGGCGGGTTTCAGTAGATCCAGTGTTAGAAATTGTATGGTCGTGGCTTCCAGCAGTTGCCATTGCATGGTTGTGGTTACCAGCATTATCCATGGAGTGATTATGAGCACCTCCTCCACCTGTATTGTTGGTACTACCTCCTTTAATTTCAGAGTTCCCACCACCTCCATCGCTGGAGTTACTTTGTGCTCGCCAAGGACTTCTGTGATCGTGGTCACCAACAGCGTTGATACCATGAACATGAATTCCTGCGTTACTCAAAGCGTGATTATGACCACCGTTAACATCCATATTGTGAGTATGGGTTTTAAATTGATCATCCTGGAAACTTAGTAATGCACGTCCATTATCAGTGCCTTTAGTATTATCCCAACCTCGTACAAACTCACCACGAAGGTCAGGTAAGTTATTACCAACGATCGCACGTAGAGCGGCGTAAGCAGAGTCACCAGCAATGGATTGACCATTACATTCCAGGTATCCAGTAGGTGCTGCATTTCCTGCATACATAATGACAGAACCAACAGGCATCAAACTCTTAACAGCAGACGCTGTAGCAGCAAGTGTGGTAGAACCGGCCTGGTAGTCATTGGTTAGTTGAACAATATTGGCACTTGCAGTAGTTGCAGTGGGTTGAGTTGAATCAAATACAACTTCCGCTCCCATATTAATTTTGCCCGTACCAGCAGGGTCAATAGTGACTGGGTTGCTTCCTGCAGAAGAAATTGCAAAACCATTGGTATCAAGAACACCACCAAGCTGAGGTGATGTATCGGTAACGATGTTGTCTGCAATAACCGCACCAGCAGGCAAGGTCACAGTGCCAGCAAGCTGGTCAACAACAAAGGAATCAGAGCCGCCACCACCAACAACAAAACGACCGTTTTCATCTGTGGAAGACAACCAGACCTGACCATCAGTAATCTCTGTGGATTGTTTTGTGATGTCAGCAAGTCCTCCATTATCAGGGTGCGCCGAATAATCAGTACCACTACCCACGTACTCAAAAACATGACCACCAGTAGTAATCAAAGACTTTTGATAGAAATTGATTCCATTTCCAGAAGCCAAGGCAGACTTCAATCCGTCGTTAATTGACTCATTACCAGGCCGAGGGTTGTAAACAGTGATGGTGTAGTTGCCATTACTGTCACTGACACTCTGTTTGACGGGGTAGGTGTGACCACCCACTTCAACAATCTGAGTAGTACGAGGAATGACCTGAGTCCCGTGCCATCCAGCTGCCTTAGCAGGTGCTGTACAGACGAATGTGGTAGCGCCAACGGCGGCAGCATTAACTACAGTGGCTGTGGCAATGGCGTTAGGGCTCTTACCTTCGGCAATCAATCCGAACCGACCAAAGTCAGTGGTGCAATTGCTGAGGTTTAGCTGACCACCATTACGTGCTTTTGCATGGTAATGACAGAACGTTCCAAAGAACGACACCAATTGGGCGTAGCCATTATTAGTACAAAGAACACCAGGGCCATCAAGGTTAATCTGGGTGTATGCATCTACAACCATGGAACGCAACGGGCTTGTAGCAGCTACAGCAGCGCCGTCTACAAGTACACCGCCACCACAAGGACTAGAGGTGACATCGCCACCTAGACCAGCCATGGTGTTGGGATTAAATCCAGAGGCAATGGTTTGGTTTGCGTTGTAAACCGTTGTAGTGTTATCAATTTGTGAATCTGTATAAGAAACACAGTTTTGGATATAAGGACTCTTTTTAATAGATACACCATTCCTAAAAGCAACTGCCCAACTTTGATTAGTAGGCAATCCGTAAGTTGTATCTGTTGTATCGAGACCATAGCCACCACGTACACCACTAGCCTTCAATCCACAAAAAGTGAAATTAGAAATATAAGTACCACTGTCCACAAGGAACATGATGTTCTCTTGGGTAGCAACCGTAGGGTGAATAAAACAACTACGCTGTGTAGTACCTACAATTGAAACGTTATCCTTTTCAATGCTGATTGGCAATGACTCTTGGTAAATACCAGCATTGACATATACAAGAGATCCGTCACCAGCTGGATCAGCATTAACCAAATCGATTGCTCGCTTAATGGTTTTTAGAGGATTATTAGAAAAGAATCCATCATTACCTACTGCATCAGTTCCATTTAATGTATCAACGTAACGTGTCCTGGTGCCCGTAGAAGGAACAAAAGGAATACCAGATGCAACCTCAACCCAACCAGATCCATCAAAAATACGGTGAATTTGGTTGGCAGTATTGGCATACTGAAGCCAATGAAGTCCTTTTAGCTCTTGAGCTGCTGTAGGTACGGTATCTTGGACAAGCGTATTAGTACGTTTGTCATCCATATACTTTTTGTTGACAGCATCAGCATTAGATGTTGGATCAGCAAGGTTTTTAATCTTGCGGAGCTTCATGTCAACGTCAGCCCAAAACTCTGGCGCAAGCTTGTCTACCTTAAGATCTCTAAATTCCTGGTCAGCAAAGATAGATTGAAGGAAGTTGTCTTCCAGATCCTTAGCTCGGATAGAACTACCAGCAGTAAACAGAGCTTTATTGGTTTGGAAGTCGGTCTTCCTTAGGATCAATACGTTGCCGAAACCAGCACTAGATGGTGAAGCAGGTGCATTACCAGCAGTGAAGATAATCTGTGATCCACTGACGGTGTAGTGAGTTGAAACTGTTTTGGCGTCCCAAGCGCCGTTGGTGGTGTTATAGACATAGACAAATACGTCGTCGTCTTCAAACTTGGAGAATGGGAACGTGAAGATTAGGTTTGTACCGTCACCATCACCTCTCCAGTAACTGTTTACTGTAGGTTCAATTGCCATAATTACGGATTGTTGTATCGTCTAAGTTGTTCAAGGTTGTTGCGTTGAGCAGCACGTTTGGTTTGGTTTTGATTAAACTGAAGAGCCCGAATATCAGCACTGTGATCAGATTTATTGATTGCAAACCTCATTGCAGTACGCAATGCACGATTCAGCTTCATGTGTAGTTGCTTAAAATCAGCAAGATCAACATCCTTATTAGCAGCTTGTGCTTCACGAAATGCACGTCTAAAAGCTTGGCCATCAGTGCTATTCATAATCCTCTGGATTTCACGCTTGTAATAACCACGTTCACCCATAATGCGCTGGATATCAGAACGTTGCTCAGGAGTAAGTTTGACCCCAGCACCATCAGTGCTCAGTACAGGACGAGCGTCAAACTCGACATCTACTAAGAACTGCTTTTCATCACTAATATCATCGTGAACTTTCCAAGGTGAAAATGTGTTCCAGACGCGTGTCCAATTACCAGGGACTCCTACAAGACCACCATCGATGTAGTCATAGGTGTCAGGCAACATGCCTTTAAGTAAAGGATTACGATTAGCAATTAGCTGTGACATCTCCATCTCAAGTTCTTTCTTTTGAGGAGTGATCAACCTGCTCATGTCATTACGAAGACCACTAAGTGGAATGAGACCACTCGTAAAGGTTGAACCCCATCTAGCAGCAGCAGCTGGGTTACCAGCAAACACATCATTCATGGGCTCTAGGCCAGCTAAGAATGATTTGTTGACGATACTAGAACTGAGAATGAAGCCAGCTTTGTTCATAAGCATCTGACCATCATTCGGATCAAGCGTGCCATCAACTACGTTGTCCATGATGTTTGCAGTCAGTGCAATCCAATCGGCAACAGGTCCAAGGTTTTCATAGCTGTACCAGCGACCATCTGTACCTTTATAAGTACGAGGTTGATACTCAGCATCACGTCTAACTCTCTGCTTCTCTTTGTCAAAGATACCGTCACCTCGAATACGATCGCCCATAAACGCAATGCCTGTAGCAGTAACAGCAAGTGCACCAATAGCCTTTCGGCCCTTAAGTTCAGCGCGGATATTGCTGTAGACCTGTTCTACGTTGGCATCGTTGAAATCAATACCACGAGTCTTTAAAAGCTCTTTGACTTTATCAGTTGGCATCTTTTCGAATGGCAAACTAAAAGCATTTAGCTTGTCAAAAAACAAACCTGCTGGATTGTGACTACCAGCAAACGACATCATGTTCATAGATGTCCGAGGGAACATCATGAATGGTTTGAATGCAGGAGCAGCTTTGAGCAAATCATTGAGAGCCCTACTAGCAGGACCATCAAGGTTCATGGCAATTTCACGACTAGCGTGCTCAACAGCACTTTCAGTAATCATGCCGTTCTTATCAAACATACGCTTATAAGCTTCGTCTCCAATACTCTGCATTTTGTCAGCAGTCAGCTTGCCGTTTGAGCTGTTGACCATATCAAATGCTTTTCCTCTAGCTTCAATATTGCCGATAACAGAACGTGTAAATCCATCAAATGCTGTCATTGCATTAGGACCAAAGCGGAGCATAGGATTTTGCTCAAGGTCATGCATCAGTTCGATTTGACCAACTAAGGCAGCTGGACCGTCATTGCCCTGCTTAGAGGCAGCATCAGCAAACGCATTAAGAGTCTCTAGTGTCTTTTCGTTTTGTCTAGCAATGTCATCACGCATCACATAACCAACCTTAGTTGGATCCTTAGACACACGGGAAAAGACTTCGTTCATATGTGACCAAGCGCGGGTAAACGTCTCACCAAAAGCTTGATATTGATAAAGGCCACGACGCATTGTTTTAGTGTCACCATTAATAGCTGCACCAACGAAGGTTGCTATGGGTCGTTCAACCAACAAAACAGCGTTGCTTAAACCAGCCTTAAGTGGGGTTACTAGAGATGAAAGCGTGGAGTTATAAATATTTGCCCAAATACCCTGTACAACAGCACTCGGCAGTTCTGGTTGAGCATCAAAGAATGCTTTTTTAATAAGACCAGTACTTTGTTGAACATAGTTATTTAGCTTGGTAATACTGTTGACCTTTCCATTAGTGACTTCCCAAGCAAGTCTTAAAGGTTCGAGCAACTCAGGTCTTTCTAAATCAACAAGACGCAGAGTTTCAGCAGTGTCCTTTGACTCTTGCGCCATACGAGTTAACGCATCTCTGGTGTCTTTTACAAGGTCACTTGGCTTACTTGTGAGTCTTTTGAGACGATTCCAAAGGTTAGCATTGTTAAGAGTAAGTCCAGCAATATAAGAATGCTGTGCCTTGGCTGTCATTAAAAATTCAATACGATCAAGAATTTGCTTCTTTGCCTCTTCTACAGCTACGGTGCCGTTCATCAATCGGGCACCTTGAGCCATGTCAGACACTTGACCACTTAAAGAGGTTTGTGCATAAGCGTATGCTCTAAACTCACTAATATTAGCAAACTCTTTGATGTATTCATTAATAGCTTTAAACACACCAGCATAACCTTCTTGAGTAAGAACGTTACCTTTAACCCCTTGATTAACTTCAATGATAGAAGTCATATCAGCCACAGCACGTTTCATAGAAGCGAAGTCCATATCAAGGAGATTGCCAGCGATACGGTCACCCTCTTCCATAATTTCAGCATGGGTGTAATATCTATTGGATGTTTTTATTCCGTACTGGCCAGCCTCATCAAGGTTTGCAGCAGCCTCTTTAATAACCTTGATAGCGCCTTCAGGATTATCTAAGCCAAATTTGATTGCAGATGGGGTAAAGATACTTCCTAAACGACCATTGATGGTTCCATCATTATTGACAATCCGAACCTGATTAACAGAAGCTAGTACAACACCTCCATCGTCAGCGGGTCGAATGCCCATTTCATATGGATCGAACACATCGTGAATACCACGAACAGGTTTATCACCCATTCCTAGTTCTACATTTTTTTCAAACTCATACGCTGCTAGATCCTCAAGGTCTTGTTTACGTGCTTTAGCGTTGTTTGTATAAATCTCCTCAACAGTTTGATCTCCCGCCTTATTGAGTTTGTCGGTGGTAGATCTTGCTAATTCATTTTCAGGAACCCACTCAGTAGCTCGTTTAATACCACGCAAGCCACGGATGACCTTGCCAAACGACATAAGTACATCAGCGCCAGTACCGAAAATCAAACCATCGTAGGTTTGTTTAGTACGGATAACATCGGGTGAATCAGAAGATAGCGTAGCGATATCATCTGGAATCCAACCATAAGTAGCAGGCCAGTTCTCTTTGAGTAGACCTGTCAGGTTATGACCTTCATCTGAAGATGGTGCACCATAATCAATTAAAGCTCCTGTACCAGCGCCTAAAGAAAGACGGCCTGCGGATTCAGCAACTCTGCCTGAAAGGAAAGATAACTTACTACCCTTTTGAATTGTCGCAGCACGTGCAGTAAGTGCTGGTGCAGCCTTACCAAAGGTCAGGATTGTTGGGCCGATAATAGAAGATAAATCTCTAATGGCTTGTAGATGTTCGTTCTGATACTCAGGAATCTCAGGAATCCGTAGTCCTAAATGCTTAAGAATCAGCTCATTGGGAATGCCAATAGCTGTATCAAGCATGCCTACTGCTGGAGCTAATACTGCCTCAGCGGTATCTCTAGCGGCGTCTCCTACGTCATAACCTTCCTCCCAAGCATATTCTTCCCGGTCTTCCTCTTCGGCTTTAGGTTGTTCTTGTTTTGGTTTTGTATTTTGTTGTGGTT